AGGATGTTTGTCATCGCACCCGGTGCGGTTGCTAAATTGTTAGCAATGTTACGCTGTGCAACCGTACCAAGCACCGCCAAGTCGCTTTGATTTGTCCGAAGTGATCCGGCAAGCTGGGCGCCGAAAGTGACCGTAGTCGTTGAGGTTGAGTTAGTCGCAAACGCCTCAGGTAAAACCAAAGTATCAGCCGCACCGCGAAAGATCATCACCGCTATATGGCTCGCATTCGTCCACGTCCCGCTCGTCTCCGAGGTTGTCGTAGCTATCTTGTAGGCCGAGATTACGTAACCAAAAGACCCAACGACAGACTGATGCACTACTTGGCAATCAGCCGGGATTGTCGGTGCTCCAGTGGCTCCATCCCGATAGACGAAAAACAGTAGCGTATCATTGATTTGATGCGCGGGAATCGTAATCGAGGTGCCAGTTGTTTCATCGGAAGCTATTAGCGAGATTGCCATTACTTAGGCTCCGTCGCTGGGTCGCCGTTCCAATTGTCAATTGCGACAATATCAAGGTTGTATTGGTTTGCTTTTGCTATTTTCTTGACTCGCTTCTTTACGCCGAGTTGCATGCCTGATAGCACGGTTGCGACCAGTTCTTTCGGCGGATTGAGTTTGTGCAGTTCGAGCAGGCTTGCTGTTCGCTTGACGTGCTTTGCAAGTTTCGACGCATTGGGCACAATACCCTGCGACTCGAGCCAGTATAACTTGCCTTGGATGTCATCCCGAGTTAGTTGTAAACCAGGCTGTCCTCCTAAAGCATATACAGCCCACTTCGAGCCGCCATTCTCAAGTGCAATTCGCAGTGCTTCGGTGCTGTCATTGCCTAGCACGTCGGCAACTCCGCCCCAAGTGTAGTTGTCGTGGTCGAGGTATTGATGCTCGATGGCGTTTAGCTCCGCCCATACCTCATCGATGGTCTTGGTCTGCCAGTCATCAATATTCTTTTCGATCAGGTCGCCGATTTGCATGTTATGCACCCCTTAACAATTTACCAATTTCCGTCTGGAGCGTTTCAATCTTGGCCCATAGTTTTTCACGGTCGCTTCGACATTCCTGCAAATCCGCTCGAGTCGTCTTTTTCTCTTCGACGAACAAGCGAAACAAGATCCCTACCGCTGTGGATAGCACGCCGACAATGCCTGAGCCAATGATGTAAATAAGCGATTCCTGTGTCATTTCGCCAACTCCGATGCAAGTCGTTCGAGGGTCATGTAGCCAACAATATCCGCCGACTTAGTGCCGTCCGTAACACCAAATCGCGGAGTAATCGCAAAGTCGTGATCGTAGCAAATAGCGACCGTATAACCTGCATCCTCGAATCGCTGCCGCTCACACCTCCACCACTTATCGCAAGGTGAACAATTCGACCGGCTGAACATGATAACCTCACGCTTAATCGCTTTTGGCTTGTCGCTGGGGCTTGGGGTGTCGTCGGCGATGTACTCCTGCACTTGCTCAACTTGACTAATCAACTCGCTTGACGTTGGGGCAATGTCGCATTGCGTAGGATCGGTTTGCGGAGTCTGTGTCCAAAACAACAACGCAAAAAAAATCAACACCATAATCAAACCTCCTTGTTTGCTCATCCTAATGGCCTCGACTGTAGCCACGATACACTACGCGGCCCCGGTAAACTCAAGTCGCTGATCCCTACTATCGAGGTGTATTGATGCTTACAGAGTGCATCGATAACCGAAGGGGCGATTTCCGTCCAAGAATCGTTGTGGCTATTGAGACGCCAAATGTAATTACGGCCGCTTCGGTCTTTGCGTTTGCTGTAGCCTAGCCAAGCCGTTGCATGACCTCCGCCACCGCGTAGGCTGATTGACTCCAAGACGCCATTGGAGGCGTAGAACGAGTCATTCCAGGTCGTGCCCGTATGCACCGCACCGCTACCGCTTGCAAGGTACTTGTAGATGTCGTCGTAACTCTCAAGCCAAGTGTGCGAACGAATTCGATAGGGTGATGCCTCTTGCCTCATCTGATCGGTAATTAAAGCCCAAGCCCTAACAGGATATGGCGTGCGATACGCAAGGCTCGATTCGGGCAGATAGCCAATCTCCTTCGCAACCCTCAATCCGCCGCTAATCGTTGATCCCGCATCGCGTCCGAGTAAGCCATCTAGCCGTTGAGACTCTAAGTAGGCGAACAACTGCGAGAACTGCCGCGATTCGCTAACCGCTCCGTGCCCAAGTGCAAGTAGATATTCGCCGCAATTCGTCAGCGAAAAGCCTTGGCAAGAGCCCATATTCCCTTGCTTGTCGTGCCTCATCAACCGTCGTGGGTCGATCTCTTCCGGTGCTGCGAAGTCCCGAAGCGTAAACGGCATGGGGACCGAATTGCTTTGCAACTCATCGCGTCGCTCTAGCGTTGGATCGTAGCCGGTAAAAAATTCGCTCATTCGCTAGCCTCCACGACTTACAAAAAACAACACAATCACCATTGCAAGCGTAACCAAGCCAACAGCCGCCGTGAAACTTGATCCTGTGTTTATCTGCGAAGAATCATCCTGCAAACGCCGAAGAATCGTTTCGATTCGACCAAGTTTTTCTGCTTCTACAAAATATCGATTTTTCCAATCATCTCGTTGCTCTCGCAGTCTTTGCAGTTCCGACTGGTCTGCTTCGATTACGCCCAACACTGACTTAATCAAGTCATCAAAGGGTTCTTTGCTCTTTTGTTCGCTCACTTCACCCGCCTCCCGATTGCGTCAATGCCTTGCAAGTGCTCCAGCCGTTCGAGTCGCCGATGTTGCTCAATAGCCGACAAAACACCTCCTAGCAAAGCGATCACGGCAAGCACCAACGCCGCTAAAACGCCGCCTGTAATATGCTCGTCGCGTTGGGCTTGCTTCGCTTCCAACTCCAGCAACTTGTTTTCCAGTTCTTTGCAGTCCATCACCACGCCCCCGCTATATCTCTGTTCAGTTTCGCAATCTCGGATTCTTTGCCCTCGAAACTCGCAGGTAGTTTCAATTCATCGATTGCGTTGTATACCCGGTCGAGTGCTTCGCGTTGCTTCGCCCCCGCATTCGCCGCGATAAATTGCGTCCATTGCTCTTGGTTCACGATTTCCCGCTTTTCAATCTTGCTAGCCGCCTCAAGGAATGCCGCTCGATACGCCGCTCGGATATTGGGCAGCGTCGAGGACACCACGCCTTTAACGTCGGACGGTTTAGGATCAACGCTGCTAGGTCGCTGAAACGCAAAGTAGATCGCACCCGCAGCGATGATCCACGGCATCCAGTTCGTTTGCGGCTTCTGGTCGCTCATTCGTCGTCGCTCGCTTCCGCCTCAATCTCAGCCTCTGCGTAGAGTTGAGAGGCCGATGGAGCGTTACTGTACTGGGCTTGAGGTATCGCGGATAGAAAGCCGTTTTCCTTCGCCCAGAAGTAAAGCCTGATTGCCATCTGAACCAGCATGATAACCGTTACGGGATCTAGCTTGTAAACGGTCTTTGCGTGTTGACGGTAAGCCCGGCGAAAGGTTTGCTTGTCGCCTCCCGCCTCGTTGTAGATCCTGATTGCGTCTTCGTGATCCCAAGCATCTTCGCAGCGTTTGAACAGACTCACTTTGCCACCTCATCAGGCTTAGGCAAAGGCCGAATCGAATCGCCCACTATCCACGCTCCAACGGCCAGAACCAACTGTTGGATTTGCTCCTCAGTCAGTGGCACCCGATCCTTTAGCACGACAACGGCAACGACCGCAGCCGCTGCCCAAAATCTCTTTGACTTTAGCAAGTCTTGCATATTACCCTCCCTTGGTTCCCTGCATTGTAGCAAGTGCTAGGGAGATTGCAAACTTTGCCTAGACGATAGACCGCTTCCGCAAATCCTCAATCCAATACTCGCCATCCTTCGCCGGCGTTTCCGCCGCGTACACCGCAACGGCAAGAGCCGCCCAGTAGTGAGACGATACGCCGAACAATGGCCCCGGTGCTTTCTTCGTGCCCACGGCGCCGAAGCGGTCAATTAGTGCTTGGCGTATGTTGCCATCCTTAGCCCTCAGCGAGTTGCAAAGGTGCATCTTGACGGACTTCCTTGGGACTAGCCTAACCTCCGTGCCTATGGTGCCGGCTAGCCACCCGATACCGGCCACCGTGCGGAAGACTTCCTGTCCGACCGCCATCCCGTAGGATTCGATCCACTCGCAAGCAACGGTCTTGACCTTTGCGAGCATGTCGCGTTTTTCCCGTTCGGTAAAACGAATAAAACTGGAAAACGTGTCGAGTTGGATAACCCGATTCTCTTCGCAATCCCACCAAACAAACGCATGCTCCTTTGGGCCGGG